CATGAGCGACCACGATGTAACCCACCGAGAAATCTACGACAGGCTGGTGGCTGTTGAGACTAAGGTGGATAATTTAACCTCCAGTACAAAGAATGTAACAGAAGCCTTTGCTGCTGCTCAAGGAGCCTTCACAGTGTTGGAGTGGATTGCAAAGGCTGCAAAGCCTTTCTTGTTCATTGCTGCTGTTGTTGCTTCTATAAGTGTGTTTATACAAGAGTTTAAGGCTCACTAATGAACGCTGCTCCTCCTCCAGCAATATATGCACCTGCTCCTGTGTGTAAACGTTGGAGTTGGTCTACTGATAGGAAACAAGTGTGGTGTTTACAATGGGTAAAGGAAAATAAATGATCGACCCATTCACAGCACTAGCAGCAATTCAAACAGCTGTAAAGTTGGTGAAGACAGCAGCTAAAACCTGCCAAGATGTAGAAAGTCTTGGGCCAGTATTAGGCAAACTCTTTTCGGCAAAAGCAGATGGAGTTAAAGTTCTTCAGCAGTCTAAAACTAAAGACTTTAAAGGCTCGTCAATGGGCATAGCCATTGAGTTAGAACTAGCACTTGAGCAAGCCAGAGCTTTTGAAGAAGAAGTTAAGATGTTGTTCTTTCAGTCTAATAAAATGGATGTGTGGGCTAAGATATTAGCTCGTGCTGCTAATATGGATAAAGAAGCTGCCCATGACGCACGGCGTCAACGTGAAGCAGCAGCAAAGCATAAGAAAGAAGTAGATGAAGTAATTACCCTTGTCTTAATGATAGGGGTTTTAGCATTAGTATGTGGTGGCGTTGGTTGGATTGTTTATGAAGCCATGCAGCAATGCGCTGGTAAATGTTAAAAAGGTAAGTTATGTTTTCCCTTACAGCACTGTTAGAAGTTGGTGGCAAACTCATCGACAAACTCATCCCAGACCCAGAAGCTAAAGCTAAAGCACAACTTGATCTAGCTAAGATGGCACAAGATGGTGAGTTGGCTAAGATGGCTAACGACACTGAACTTTATAAAACAGAACAAACAAATGTCAGTGGTCGTTGGGATGCTGATATGAACAGCGATAGCTGGCTGTCTAAAAATATCCGGCCAATGTCGCTAGTTGCTATTTTTGCCGGATACTTCCTATTCGCTTTTATGAGTGCGTTTGGTTATGACGCTAAAGAAAGTTATGTTCAACTTCTAGGTCAATGGGGTATGCTCATTATGTCTGCCTACTTTGGTGGACGTACACTAGAAAAGATTATTGAAATGAAGAATAACAAATGAACCTTTCTAAAAACTTTACTGTAGATGAGTTGTGTAAGTCTGAAATTGCCATTCGTCGGTCTATTGACAACACTCCTACCGAAACTGTTATTAGTAACTTACAAGCGTTGGTACTAAATGTTCTACAACCTATTCGTAATAGCCTTGGCCCAATTACTATTAATAGCGGTTATCGTTCTCCTGCTGTTAATGTAGCTGTAGGTGGTAGCCCCACTAGTGACCACTGCCTAGGTATGGCAGCAGACATTGAAATTTCTGGTTACGATAATAAGATGTTAGCTAAGTTTATTGAACAAAACTTTAAGTTTACACAACTTATTCTAGAGTTCTATGAAGATGGACAACCCGCTAGTGGTTGGGTGCATGTTAGTTTTGACCCTAGTGATTTAAAGTGTCAAACCTTACGTGCTGTTAAACAAAATGGTAAAACTGTTTATTTAAAAGGAATTTGATATGCCACTAGCTAAAGGTAAGTCCCAAAAGACTATTAGTAAGAACATTAAGATGGAAATGTCACACGGTAAGCCTCAGAAGCAAGCCATTGCCATTGCCCTACGTGCTGCTGGTAAACCACTACCTAAACGTGGTGAGCGTACAGCTAAGAATAAAGCAAATAAAAAATGAAGCTAGCTTACGTTGTTTGGGAAGATGCCACCGAACTTGACGTAACAGCTTGGACAGAACATGAAGAGGATTTTACATACATCCCTGTTCTGTGCAAACAAGTGGGCTTTGTCTTGTATGACGGCCCAGAAGGTATTGTTATAACAAACGGAGTCATTGTTGACAACTGTGTAGCAAGACGTAACCAAATACCTCGCGGTATGATTAGGAGAGTGGAATGGTTGACCGAACCAAGTTTTTAGACGGTAGTGGTAAACGAGTGATTTTAGGATTGTTCAAAGAGTTCTCTCGCCCTGATGTTAAGTTTAAACCCGTATACACCCTTGCTGAAATGAAACAAACGTTTCTAGAAGCTCGTGACCCTTCAGAGTATAGTGTTGCTATGACGCTACTAGGTGATTGGGAACACTGGCAAGAGGTTAGGTCACATGCCCTAATTAAACCACACGTAGACAAGTGGCAAGATGAGTTGGAAGTTAAACTCCGTAGTGAGGCAATTGTACAGATGCGTACCCATGCCAAACAACAAGGTGGAACAGCAGCAGCCAAGTGGCTTGCTGATAAGGGATATGCCCTAGAAGGCTCTAAAAGGCCCCTAGGACGCCCTAAAAAGGAGGAGGTGGTGCTACCCCCTTCTGTTGGTCGTATCGCAGGTGATATGGCTCGTTTAGGTATTGTTGTTGGAGGGAAGAAGTAATGCCATACATGACTAACGGTAAGCGGGATTATAAGAAGCAATACGAGAAGTATGATGGCAAAGATTCTGTAAAGAAAGACCGTGCAATCCGGAATGGCGCACGAAGAATTATGGAACGTGAGGGTAAAGTTACCAAGGGTGATGGCAAAGATGTTGACCATAAAAAGCCACTAAGTAAAGGTGGTGCTAAGTCTCGTAGTAACTTACGTGTTCAAAGTGCTACTAGTAATCGTAGCTTTCCTCGCACTAAATCTGGAAAGGTAAAGTAATGGCTAAAGACCCTCGACTAGAACGTGCTGGTGTATCTGGCTTTAACAAGCCTAAACGCACACCTAGTCATTCTACTAAATCTCATGTTGTTGTAGCCAAAGAAGGCGACCAAGTTAAAACCATTCGGTTTGGTCAACAAGGTGTTAGTGGTGATAAAGAACCAACTGCACGACAAGCCTCCTTTAAAGCACGACATGCCAAGAACATTGCTAAGGGTAAGATGAGTGCTGCATATTGGGCCAACAAGGTCAAGTGGTAATGTCAGAAAAAGAACTAGTTAAACAAGCAGCAGAAGCAGACCTACTAACATTTATTCGCCTCATTGCACCCCATCGTATGTTGGGTGTTGTACATGAGGAGTTGTGTGCTTGGTGGGGTAGACAAGATGCTAAGGATAACCAACTGGTTCTTCTTCCACGCGATCACCAGAAGAGTGCAATGATTGCCTACCGTGTAGCATGGTGGGTAACTAAGAATCCAGAGACAACTGTGCTGTACGTATCTGCTACAGCTAACTTGGCTGAAAAGCAACTTAAAGCTGTTAAAGACATTCTATTGTCTGATATCTATCGTTTCTATTGGCCTGAGATGGTTAATGAGAATGAGGGTAAACGTGAACGTTGGGCTGTAGATGAGATTAGTGTTGACCACCCTAAGCGTAAGCTAGAGGGTATTCGTGATGCCACTATTAAAGCATCTGGTATTACGGCTAACGTAACAGGATTGCACTGTAACGTAGCTGTTCTAGATGACGTAGTTGTGCCAGACAATGCTTACACACAAACTGGTCGTGACCAAGTTAGGTCGTTCTACTCACAACTATCTTCCATTGAATCTACAGGGGCACAAGAGTGGGCTGTAGGTACTCGCTACCATCCCGGAGACTTGTACAAAGACATGATGGAAATGGTTGAGTTGTACATGGATGACAACGATGAGAATGAGATTGAAAACGAAGTGTACGAAGTATTTGAACGTGTAGTTGAGAGTGGTGGTGAGTTCCTTTGGCCTAAACAACGGCGTACTGACGGTAAGACATTTGGCTTTGATGAACGTGAACTTGCTCGTAAAAAGGCAAAGTATCTAGACATTACTCAATTTTATGCACAATATTATAACAACCCGAATGCTGTTGAAACACAGCTTATTGACCGTAGCAGATTTAATCACTACGAACGGGATAAGATTGAGAACTTTAGTGGTGCTTGGTATTTTGGGGACAAACTACTTCATGTTTATGCCGCAATGGACTTTGCTTACTCTGTTAGCAATAACTCTGATTACACCGTAATTGCAGTTGTAGGTGTTGACTCTGACAACAACTACTACGTACTAGACATTGATCGGTTTAAAACTAATAAGATTTCTGTGATGTATGACAAAGCAGAAACAGTGTTTCGTAAGTGGCGGTTTAAGAAAATGCGTTGTGAGGTTGTAGCCGCACAGCGACTCATCGTTAGCCAGTTTAGGGACTACATGCGTAGCCAAAACATTGTGTTCACCATTGATGAGTATAACCCACCTAAGACTATGAGTAAGGCAGAGCGTATTGCAGCTATCCTAGAACCTAGGTATAGCAACAATCAAATCTGGCATTATAAAGGTGGTAACTGTCAAATTCTAGAAGAAGAATTAATGATGAATAACCCAGAGCATGATGACGTTAAAGATGCGTTAGCTGCTTGTGTAGAGATTTGTAAGGCCCCTATTAGCCAACGTAGTTGGGGCAAACGTACTAATGTAATTGCATTTAATTCTAAGTTTGGAGGCGTGTCAATCTGACCGTAATATATGAACGATAATATTCAAGTAAGTTTTAATGATGACGAGTTGGCTGTTAAAATTGCTGACATGTGGGTGCGCTGGGATACTGCCCGTGCATCATGGAAAGATGAGCAGCAAGAGTTACGTAGTTACATTTTTGCAACAAATACACGTAAGACTAGTAACAACAAACTACCTTGGAAGAACTCTACAGTTACTCCAAAGCTGACGCAAATTAGAGACAACCTACATGCCAACTACATGGCTGCGTTGTTTCCATCCGACAATTGGTTCTTTTGGGAAGCAACTGATAAGGATAAAGATTTAACTAAAAAGCGTTATGCCATTACTAACTACATGAAGCAGAAGCTAAAAGCATCTAACTTCCAACTTCTTGTATCTCAATTGATTTATGACTACGTTGACTTTGGTAACGTAGTTGTTACATATGACTACGTACGAGACATTATTAGTGATGATACTGGTAATGTTGTTAGCCGTTATGTAGGCCCTAAAGCCTATCGTATCAACCCATCTGATGTTGTTTTTAACCCACTAGCTGAAGACTTTAGCAAGACACCTCTTGTTCGCCGTATGCTTAAGTCCATTGGTGATTTGCTTACTGATGTGGAAACTAAACCTGCTCTAAACTACGATAAAGCAGTGGTTGATAAAGTGTTGTCTTTCCGTCAAAACTACAGGGATGACCCTGAGTTTAAGAAAGAAGTTAACATGGCTATTGATGGTTTTGGTAGTGCTGACGAATATCTTGATAGCGATATGGTAGAACTGCTAGAATTCTGGGGTGATATTTACGACCCTTCTACCAAGAAACTTCTTCGTAACCAGTTGGTAACCATCGTAGATCGTAAGTGGATTTTACGTAAACAACCTAATCCGTTGTGGACAGGCAACAAACCTATGTTCCATTGTGGATGGCGCTTACGTACCGATAACCTATGGGCACAAGGGCCTCTAGACCAGTTGGTTGGTATGCAATATCGTATTGACCACTTAGAAAACTTGAAAGCAGACGTATTCGATCTTATTGCCTACCCCGTTATGGTGGTTAAAGGTTCTACGGTTGAAGAGTTTGAATACGAACCCGGAGCCACTATCTTTGCTGGTGATGAGGGTAGTGTTGAGTTTCTACGTCCTGATGCAACTGCACTGCAAGCAGACATGCAGATTAACGAGTTGATGAACCGTATGGAAGAACTTGCTGGCGCACCTAAGCAAGCAATGGGTATCCGTACACCGGGTGAGAAGACTAAATACGAGGTACAGAGCCTTGAGAACGCCGCAGGACGCATTTTCCAGAGCAAGGTGAGCTGGTTTGAACGGAACATCCTAGAACCTCTCCTGAACGGTATGCTGGCTGAATCCATCCGTAACTTTGAAGGTGTTGAACGTATCCGTACGATTGATGAAGATTACAACACAGAAGTCTTTGTTGAAGTGAGTAAAGAAGACTTAACTGCTGCTGGTAAAATCTATCCTATCGGTGCAAGGCACTTTGCTGACCAAGCACGTTTTATCCAAGAACTAGCACAAACAATGCAAGCTGTAGCTGCTATCCCATCTGTAGCTGCCCACATCAGTGGTAAGGCTATTGCTAAGGCATTGGAAGAGAATCTAGGCTGGCAGAATTATAAAATTGTACAGGATAATGCACTCATCTTTGAACAAGCTGAGACACAACGACTTATGAACCAAGTGTCTGAAGACATTCAAACTGAAGCAACTATTAGCCCTGAAGGGCCAGCTATTGACAATCCTAATGAAATGGAGTAAACTAGTTATATATTAACTACTATATATATATTATGAATAAACTATTATTAAATAATAAACCTAAAGATATTACTAATGAAGAGTTTATTAAGTTATGGAATAACAGTACTTATGTATTAGAAACATTATATAACACATTACTAGTATTAAATAAGGAACTTACTTCAACTAAGAAAGATGATTTTGATTGTCCTAACCACTATGCTAAACTTGCATTTAATTTAGGGCAATCTAAGATTATTGAACAAATTGTTACAATGTTACCTGACGGAGTTAAGAGGTAACGTTTTTTAAAATACCTACTCTAAGACTGCTACTTTTTAGGAGATAACTTAAGCATGACCAATGCAACCATTTTCGGTAATGAAGACCACATTGCCACCCCTGCGACAGAGACACCTGTTGTAGAACTATTCACTTCACTTGTTGGAGAGAATCAAAAATACAAGACACCAGAGGATTTAGCTAAGGCTTATTCTAATGCTGACCAGTTTATTGAGACTTTGAAAGAAGACAATCGTAAGCTACGTGAGCAAGTGACACAAGCCAAGACTATTGACGAGGTTCTTGAACGTATGTCAAAACAAAATGTCGCGCCAGTGGAAGACAATCCTCCTGTTCAGGGTATTAGCTCTGAAGATGTGCAACAGCTTGTAGAGAAGACGTTACTAGGGCGTGAAGCCACTAAGACCAAGACAGATAATCTACTGCTAGCTGATAAACTTATGAAAGATAAGTTTGGTGAGAAAGCAATGGATGTGTTTAAACAACGTGCTGCTAACCCAGAGAAAGCACGTATCTTAATGGAATTGGCAGCTACTGACCCGGCTGAATTTGTTTCAATGTTTATTGGTACTTCGTTGCCTACAAACAACATGGATAATGGTTCAGTGAATACAACTTCAGTAGCTTCTACTTCGGGCAATCGTGCTGGTATTGAGGGAACTAAAGAGTGGGCCGCTAAGGTTCGCAAAGAAGACCCTAATCAATATTGGTCACAAGAGTTCCAGTATAAGTTACAACAAACTGTTAATAAAAACCCCGCCCTATACTTTGGGCAATAAGGAGAATTTAAATGGCTGGTATTGACTATTCAAAAGTTAATGAACATCTAGTTCGCACAGAACTCTGGTCTTCAGAACTAAAAGATATTCTACAAGAGCAACTAATGGGCACTAAATATGTCCGTATGCTCAATGGTTTCCCCGATGGTAATCAGTTTACTATCCCCTCTATTGGTGAACTACCAATGCGGGAAGTTGCTGAGAACACCCCTGTAACGTACGATGCAATGGACACTGGTGAATTCACCTTCTCTATTGACCGTTACGTTGAGTCTGCTACGTTCATCACGGACAAAGCTAAACAAGACAGCTACTACGCTGGTCAACTAATTGGTATGTTTCCTTCTAAGATGCGCCGTGCCCTAGATGAGAATCTAGAGTCTTCTGTGTTCTCACTAGCTAACACCCAAACTGTTAACGACCTAAACAGCATTAACGGTGCTTCACACCGCTTTGTTGCCTCTGGTAGCTCCAACACTGTTCTATCTCTAGATGACTTCGCTAAGGCTAAGTATGCTCTAGATAAAGCACAGGCTGGCGGTACTCGTGTTGCCATCATCGATGCTTCACAAGAGTATGTTTTCAACACCCTAGTTGGCGCACAAGCCTTCATCAACAACCCACAGTTCCAAGGTATTGTGAATGGTGGTTTCGTTAATGAAGTTACTGGTATGCGTTTCATCCGTAGCTTCTTCGGCTTTGATGTGTATGTTTCTAACTTCCTAGCAACCCCTACTGACACTGCTATCAATAGCGTGAACGTTCCTGCTACCCCAGTTACCAACATCTTCATGTCAGTTGGTGGCGATCTAACCCCATTCGTGGGTGCTTATCGTCAGATGCCTCGTGTTGAATACGAGCGTAACAAAGACCTACGCCGTGATGAATATGTTATGAATGCACGTTTTGGCCTCAAGCTCTATCGCCCAGAGTGCCTAGTGTCTGTCATTTCTAAATCAACCATCTAATATTGAAAGGATACTGAAATGACTCGTAAATCTACTTGGACAAACGCTGATGGTCTAGTTGTGGGCTTCGGCCCCAACTTCGCAGAGCGTAATGTCGCTGGCGTACTTGAAACTGATGGCGTTGTAAAAGAGGCTCGTCTAGCAATTACTTTCCAAAGCTCTGGTGCAACTGTTGACCTCCCCGCAGGTTCTGTTGTGCAAGATGTGGTTATGAAAGTAGGCACTGCATGGGTTGGTGGTACTGACGTACAAGTTGGTGATGGCACTGACCCTGATGGCTGGATTTCAGCTACTCAAGGTGCTACTGCTAGCCTAACCATTGGTGCAACTATCCGTGCTGCTGGCGCATATGCCATCGGTGATGCTGCTACCAACCGTGGTCTAGGCAAAGTGTACGCTGCTGCTGACACTCTAGATGTTGCTTTCACTGGTACGTTCACTGCCGGTACTGCTGATATCTTTGTCCGTTACATCTAATTGTAACTAAACTGGAGGGGGCGCAATGCTCCCTCCTTTTTCTTTTGGAGAAATATCATAGCAAACGTACAACATTCTGCCCTTACAGGCGCTAACTTGCATGAGCCAAAAGGTGTTGAGAACGCTTTAATCGGTCAAGTATACATTGCTGACGGTGCTAATAGTGGTACATGGGTATACCCCTCTGGTTTCGCTTACGGTGAGTTGTTTATTACTGAAGGTGTAACCGCCCAAACACTCCCTGCATCAAGTGCAACTGCAAAACTAAATCCAACTGCTGAGTGGACTACTAACGGTAATGCTAACGTAACTTTAGATGCTGCAAATGGTACTGTTACTATTTTGCAAGCAGGTGAATACGGTCTTAACTTTTACATTACATTTAATACAGCATCAATTGCTTCTTCTGCTATTTATAACTTTCACTATGCAGTGAATGGTGTACACAGTACACGTAGAGCATTAGTAAAAAAAGTAAGCAACGGTATTGACATGTTACACTGTAGTGCTTCTGGAATTGCTGTGTTTGAACAAAACGATGTGATTTCTATGTACGTAGGTGGGGATGCTACATCTTCTTCTACTGCTATTACTCCCATTGAAGCTGGGTTTAATTGCATTCTAATTCAACCTGAGCTATAAATCATGGCAAAATTATCTTTGCTAGACATGACACAGAACATTCTTTCTGCACTGGACAGTGACCCCGTAGACTCTATTGATGAAACTGTAGAAGCTGTGCAAGTTGCAGAGCTAGTTAAAGAAGCCTACTTTGAACTTATTAGCCAACGTGATTGGCCTTTTTCATTTGTATTAGGTACACTTAGTCCTTTAGGTGATACTAATAATCCAACTAAGATGAAGATTCCAGATACATGGAATAAACTTAAGTGGGTTAAATATAATAAAAAAGAAATTACATACATTCCACCAGAAGAGTTTCAAACACTCATTGACAATCGAGTTGTAGAAGCTGGTATAGTTGATAGTAAGGGGTTTGTTATTAATGCAGACCCTATCTATTGGACAAGTTATGACGACACATACATCTTCTTTGATGGTATTAATAAGGCTGTAGAGAGTACTCTGCAATCATCTAAGTGTGTTGTATACGGCACTGCTCAAGCAGACTGGACACATGTAGATAGTTTTGTTCCTAACATTCCAGAGAAGTTCTTTCCTACACTGTTAGCAGAAGCTAAGAGTCAATCGTTTGTTAACTTGAAACAACAAGCTAATGCTCGTGAAGAGCGTAAAGCTACACGAGGCCGCATGGCTATGCGTAACGATGCTTGGCGCAATGAGAATGGTGAAGCTAAATATAACAACAAGGTAAATTATGGACGTAAATAAATCTAGCTACGACCGTGTTATGGAACGTAGCTTAGAAAAGAAAGCAGCAGCTAAAGAGCGTAAAGAAGAACGAGAAGAACAAGGTATTGTTAACAAACTTGTTATTGAACGTGGCCCTGCTGGTTTGTATTCAACCCGTTACTCTATGCGTGGTGCAGTACCTGATGAGTTAAAGGGTTTGTTTACACGTAAAGATCGTATCCTTGCAATTGCAGAACGTAGGGGAATTGAAGTTGAAACAGAAACCTATTCTTAAAGAAGATGCCCAGCAACGTAAGACTCGATTAGAGAAACTTGCAGTGGCTGGAGACAAAGCTAAGAAAGAACTTGGTATTGTTGAAGAACAACCCAAAGACGTAAACAAAAGTAAGTGGAAAGGTGTAATGTAATATGGCAGTACAAGCCGCTGTAAAAGATAGTTTTACCTTTGTAGGTGGCCTTAACACTGAAGGCGGCTTTTTCATTACTCCTGATAACTCTTGGAAAGAGGGAGTTAATGTCGTACCTAGTCCTGACGGTAGTGTAGAACGCCGTAATGGTCTTGACTATGAAGAAAACTACACACTGTTCGCATCTGCTATTACCCCTGATCAAAAGGACTTGTGGGCCTTTACAACGGGCATTTGGACTACCGTAGGGGGTAATGGTAACCTAGACTTCATCGTGGCTCAGACAGGGCCTACACTGCATTTCTATAGTGGTGCTACGGGTGTTGTTAGTGGTAGTAAGAAATCTTTCACTGTTAACCTAAGTAGTTATAATGCTATAGGCAATACGGAAACATCTGGTACAGGTATTTGTAGCTTTGCATCTACTTATGGTAAACTCATTGTTACTAGTAAGAATACTGACCCCATTGTTATTACATACGATAGTGCTACAGATACAATTACCACTGCTGTAATTAGCTTACAGAATCGTGATTTCAAAGGTAAAGACACTGGTGCTGCTATTGATGCAGAATATACAGAAGCTGAGTGGACTTCTCGTGGTGTTAACATTCTAGACGTTAAGTACAACTTGTATAACCAAGGATGGACAGATAGTAAGATTTCATCATACTTGTCTGCTAATAGTAATAAATACCCTGCCTACACTAAGCAGTGGATTTATGGTAAAGATACTAATGATGACTTCCAACCAGCATTCTTAAACAAACAAGACTTCGGTAACTCACCTGCCCCTAAAGGGCACTTTATTATTGACGCATTCCCAACTACATCATACCGCCCTAAGAGTTGTGCATTCTTTGCTGGTCGTGTGTGGTATGCTGGTCTTCCTAGTACTAATTAACTAGGTAGCATTTACTTTAGTCAAGTGTTAGATACATTTGACAAGATTGGTATGTGCTATCAAACCAATGACCCTACATCTGAAGTTTTTAGTGATTTAGAAGATGATGATGGTGGCACTGTACAAATCCCTGAAGCTGGAGAAATCCTATCACTACAACCATTAGGTCGTGGTGTTATGGTGTTGGCGACTAACGGTGTTTGGTTTATCAGTGGTATTAACGTAGGTTTCACTGCTGGCTCCTACTCCGTTGAGCGTGTATCCACTGTAGGATGTAATGCAGGTAAGAGCATTGTAGTTGTTGAAGACACTCTCATCTACTGGTCTACCAGTGGTATTTATGCAATCTCCCCCGGTGCATCTGGTGCTGAGTTCGTAAGTAAGAACGTCAGTGACCAAAACATTAAAACATTCTTTGAAGAAATTCCTGTACTAAGTAAGTTGTTTGCTGAAGGTAGTTATAACGCAACAGATAAAACTATCTATTGGTTGTATACTAGTAGCACTAGTACATCTACTAGTACAGGTAAGTTTAATAAAGATCACGTACTAGCTTTAGACTTACGTCTTAATAGCTGGTATTGGTTTAGTTACAACACTGCTGTTGGTTCCATCCCTGTGTCCATTGAGATTACTCGTGAGACTAACGAAGCAGAACTTACATACGAAATTATTGCTGGTGTTGATGACGTTATTGCTGGCACAGATAATGTACAAGCAGACTTAGCAATTATTAACGGCACTAAGAAGTTGTTTAAATTCTTAACACTACATTACACTGGTAGTGTTTACTCGTTAACGTTTAGTGATATGGTTAACCAGCGCGATAGTGCAACTAAGTTTAGAGACTGGTATGCAGCCAACACTGCGTCAGTAGAAGAAGACTCATACTTTGTCACTGGTTATAACATGGGTGGCAATGGCCCCTCTCGTGCTAAGACAGGTCAATATTTAACAGTGTTTATGAAGCGTACAGAAACAGAGTTTGATGTTAACTCCATTCCATTAAATCAAAGTAGTTGCCTAATGCAAAGTCGATGGGACTTTACTGATAACGTATACCCCGGCAAGTGGGCAGATGAAGTACAAGTATATCGACAACTACGTGCATTCTTTACTGCTGGTGCTGGCCCCTTTGATGACGGCTATCCACTAGTCATTACTAAGAACAAACTACGTGGTAGAGGTAAAGCTGTACAATTTAAGTTTGCTAGCGAAGCTGGTAAAGATATGAAGATTGTAGGTTGGACAGGGACGTTTGTAGGTAACACTAATGTCTAGCATACGAAAAGCAACAAAATCAGATTTATTTTCTTTAATTAATATAGCTAAGAATTTTGTAGAGTATTTTAACCACTTTGCATGGGACAAAGATAGTGTTAAAGAAACACTAGAACAACTTTTAAAAATAGGTACGATGTACGTAGCAGAAAAAGATGGTGTAGTTGTTGGTGTAATTGGTGGTATTGTTGTACAAAATATGTGGAATAAACATGAGGTAATATACCAAGAATTGTTTTGGTGGGTAGAAGAAGAATATAGAGAATCTTCTATATCGATTAGGTTGTTAAAAGAATTTGAAAATGCAGCACCTATTGGTGCTAAAATAGCATTGTCACTATTACCTAAAAGCAATATTAAAACATCAACATTAAGTAAGTTAGGTTATCAACCTGCTGAAATAGCATTTACAAAGGTTTAATTATGGCAGTTTTTACAGCACTTGGTGTTGGTTTAGGTTTAGCAGGTACAGCGGCTACAGTAGCTGGTGTTGCAGTTGCTGCTACTGCTGTTAGTACAGTTCAAAACATTCAAGAGACTAAGAAAGCTGGACAAGCTGCTGCTGAGACAGCACGACAAACACAAGTTGCTGCTGAAAAAGAATACGTTGCACAACAACAAAAAGCAGAAGTACAGAATGTACGTACAGTGAGACAACAAATTAGAGAAGCACGTACAGCACAGGCTGCTATGGCTAACGTAGCTGCTCAGACGGGTGGAATGGGCAGTAGTGCCCTTGCAGGAGGTTTGGGTAGCATAGGTAGCCAAGCATCTAGTAACCTCTCCTACATGTCTGAAATCGCTGAAGCTAACACTGCCATTGGTAGCGCACAGCTAGAAGGTGCTAGAGCAGGTGCAGCAGGTGCAGCTAAGATTGCTGTTGCTCAAAGTAATGCTGCTGTTTGGGGTAGTGTTGGTCAACTTAGTGGAACTATCTTTTCAGCTACTAGAAAGGCATAATAATGCAATTATACGAAGAGAATAGTGATGCTGTTCCAGAAGAAAATACAACACTGTACACTGCTGACGATACAGTAGAAGCACCAAACACATCAGTTGGTAATTATTCAATTGCTAAAGGTATTATCACTACAGCCACTAACACAGTAGACGTAAGTGATGAAGTAAACTTTGAACAATTCGTAGATGAAAACTGGCGTAAAACTGTACCTCAGAACAACCAACTAGACATGAACACAGCTACTAGTGCTGCTCAAGTAGGAAAATCAGAAATAGTTCAACAAGCATTAGACAACATTGCTGGTCGTGATGCCTTGTATGGTCAAATGTCTGTACAGAATGCAGAAGTTGTACGAGTTAAACTTAAAGAACTTAGTGAGTTAGCTGTTGAAAACACTGCTATTAGAAACCCCGGCGTACTACTTAATAATAGTCCTGTTGATATTAGTAACGCTGTTAAAAACATTAGTGGTCGTATCACTGCACAAGCTGTGCTTGAACGAGCTACTGTTGATGGTGGTAAAATATTAAACATAGGACTTGGTTTCGGTTATGAGTTTACACCACTCGCAGCAGAACAAGGTGCTGCTATTGACCGTGTAGCAATTAAGTATGGTGTCCCTGCGGATGCCATTAGTCGCACCACTGGTCGAAGTGAAACAAAGACTAACTTACAAGCTGTATTTAACACTATTGCTGAAGATAAAAAAGGTGAGTGGCTTGAGGGTTTGTACAATGATTTAAAAGGTAGCTGGCTAATCACTGATTGGCAAGCAGCTTTAGTTGTCCAAGAGGTTGCTACTAACGCAGAACAAACATGGGGTGGTTGGGAAGATTGGCTAGACCGCATTGGTGTGGTGGGTGCTGCACTGTCTGGTGCGGGTGCTGTAATTAAGTCTACTAAACTACTTAAGAGTGCTAGAGCGTTAAACAACATTGAACGATCTGTTGCTGCTGCCGGTGGTAAGGGTGCTATTGTATCTGCTGACGCAGCTAAACTAGCATCTGAGATTGCTAATAAACAACGACTACAAGCTGTTGGTGTTGTAGCTGGAGAACTAACAGGTATTGGTACTGCTATTGATCTAGGTAAACTTGTCAGCATGAATGCTGCTAAGGTGTTACCGGAGTCAATTACAACTGCGGCTAGTGACCTACAGAAGATGATTACAGAGCCTGTAGAGCGTTTAATCTTAGACTTGCAAAACACCATTGCAGCTAAGGGTATTCGTTCGTCTGAAGCTGCTGCTGAGTTGGAAGATATCCAGCGCATCTACTCACGCGCTAACAATCCTAATGTACATACAGTGGATAACTTTGTTATGTCTGCTGATGGTACGTCAATCACTGGTAAGGTGTTGTACAAGCCAGAGAATGCTACTAGTTTCATTACTAAAGAAGCTGCTGAAAGCTACATTAAAGCATTCGATACTGATGGTAAGTTGAATATGAAGGTAGTGCCAGACACTACTAACACTGGTTTCTTAGTTGAAGAGAGTGTTAAGAAAGACTTACTATTACGTAAGGCGGCATTAGAAGCTGAGATTCTAAGTGTGGTAGCTGCTAGCAAACGTAAGAGTCGTGGTAAAGTAACCCCTGAGCTAGTGGGTGCAGATACTATTCCTACGCCTAAGAACTTAACTACAGCTAAACCCCGTTGGAAAACATCTACTCTTAGTTTTGAATCAGACATTGATAAAGCTACGTATCAACTTGGCAGTGTTACTAAAACTAGTAAAACTGACCCAGAAATTTCAGCATGGTTACGTACAGTAACTGGTTGGACTGATGATATGATTAGGGCGCACATTAAAGTTGTGCGTGACTTCATTAAAACTAATGAAACACAAGTTGACGAGTTAGGGAACATTAGTATTCCTAAACTTGTACCTGATGCTCGTCCACAATCTTCTGCTCAACTTACCTTTGACCAACAGTTTCAAACTGTCCTTGCTGCTAAAGGTGCAATCACTGTTGGTAATGTTACGGTTAGTACCAATACACAACAGAAGTTTATTCTAGAGTTTATCAACAAAGTTGGTAATGCACTAGGTATGAGTGAGCGTAAAGTAGTTGTCTATCAATATAATGACATGTTATCTAGTAGTGACGCTACAGTTAAATCCATTGCTGCACAGTTTAAAAGTAAGTTTGCAGGTGCTGGTGCTGTACACTATGACTACGGTAATGGTCAAAGTTTAATTGTTATGCGTAGACCAGTGGGTAAAGATAACTCACTACGTAAGTACATGGAAACATTTGCTCACGAGTATGGACATGCGTTTGAAGCTCAGTTTGCTACCAAGTATTTTGGTGTTATGAATAGTAGCTTTAATAAGTGGCTACGACTAAAGAACATTGCCTACAAAGGTGAGGGCGTTAATAAGAACATTACTGACATGTTCCCGATTGAGGCGCTTCTAGAATACCGTGGCATCACTATGGTTGAAGACTTGTCTAGTTGGATTGACAAGTATGTTGCAGGGGATGTTGAAGCATATAAGTTTATAGAAAAACAAATGCACAGTTGGGCTACTAGTTACTCTGAGTTCTTTGCTGAAAACTTCTCTAAGTGGGCATTTAGTGATGCAGTACCTACCGACCTATTGGGACAAGCATTTAAACGCCTTGTAGACGGTTTTAAGCTCATTGCTGCGGAAGTTACACGGTACTTGAAAGGTGCAGGTATTGAGGCTGAAGTGGGTAGGGTAGACCCCAACATTGCAGCTATGCTAAACCAGCATATTAAACTGCTGAACGACCAAGCTACACAAGCTATTAGTAATGCGTCAATTCTTACTCAAGAAAGTAAATCTCTTAAGCCTACAACTGAAGCTCTACAAAAAGAACTAGATAATGTTTCAGATGAGTTGAATGCAATTGATGATGCAGAACGTGGTTTAAAAACAGGTTGGTTAGTTGAACAACCTATTAGCAGAAAGCTAGACTATAGTATCATTGGTAAATACACTGATGCTGACATTAATAGTGCCTCACGTTTCTCGTTAGGTGATTGGGCCTTGTCTACATCCAAAGAATTGTATGAGCAACGTTTAGTTGGTATTAACCAAGAGAGTCGCTACATTAAGTTACTCACTGAGTTTGTACGACCACACGTTGAGAAACTAAACAAGTCTGAGATGGTTGCACTCAATGACGTACTAGTGTTGGGTGATAAAGATAGTAAAGTGTTTAGCGAAGCAGAGCTTGCTGGTAACGGTATGTCTTCTAATGCTCGTATTGCCTATTACAAAGTAAGGGCACTACGTGATGTTATGTACCAGATGCGTAACGATGTAGCAACTAAGAGTATGATTCGCCGTGGCTATGTTCAGATATCTACTGGTTTAAAACTAGAGGATGGTTCATCTACGTTGTTTGTTAAGCCAACTACTCCAGCTATCGGTAAGTATGTGTACATAGCTGATGAGGGTACAATGCAGCGCGTTAGTGCTGAGTTTCTTGAAGAGGCTAAACAAAAGGGTTATTCATTCTACGAGAGTGCTGAGCCAGTAACTATTGACGGTAAGATTCGTAAAACACTAGCTTTTAAAGAAGGTAGTTACGCTACTAGTAAGATTGAAAGTGTTATCCCCTATCGTGCAGGTGAATATCGCCGCATCTATAGTGATGAGTATTTCGTAAAGATTACTTCAGATTACGAAGTAGACGGTGCTATTGAGTCTGTTACTAGTACGCATCGTACTGCGTCAACAGTGTCAGAAGCAAACGCATACGTTAAAGCATTTAAAGAAGCAGCTAGCCTACATGCAGCAGGTAAGTTAACTCTGTCTGATGCTGGTAGACTTATGCAGCCATTTGGTTGGAAGCCAGAGGATGTACTAGATGTACTTAACTCAGGTAAGTATGGTGATAACTTTAAGATTGAAGTTAAGTATAACCGTACTGATGATGACTACGTTAAAGAGACAATTGGTATGTCTACCAACTTCTCTAGCAAGCGTGGTGATAAGGTTGTGTCTGTACGTGGTGAAGATACGGTTAACACAATTAACCCTATGGATTCTGTTGCCAGTGAGATTGGTAACACAGCATACGTAGCAGCCATTACGGAGTGGCGTGAGTCGCACATCCAGCGTTGGTTCAATAGTTTCGTAGATGATTTGCCAGCAAACATTCGTACAATGACCCCAGAGTCAGCATTCACATACATGCTGAACAACAAGGGTATGTATGTTGGTCAAAGTAAACGTCTGCAAGTAGCTGAGAAAGTACAAGACTACATCATTGCACAAATGAACATCCCCACTAAAGAAGAGAAGTCTTACTTAGGGTTTATGCGTTTAGTCAGTGAGGGTATTGAGGGTAAAGCAGGTGGTAGGGGTGTAGCTAAACTAGGTGCTGCATTACGTGCTACTAAAGACTACCCAGTGTGGGCGCGTACAGTTGCGTTCCATAGCTTCTTTGCATTCAATCCAGTGCAGTTCTTCATGCAGGGTATGAATGCGTTCAATGCTGTAGCAATTAGTCCTCTACATGGTTTGAAGAGTGCTAAGAGTTCTAGCATGTATGCACTAGCATTAATGAGTGACCAAGAAACTATCTGGCGTAATGTTGCTAAGGGTAATAAACTTAGTAATTTAGGCTTAGGTATGAGTGAAGATGAGTTCGTTGAAGTGGTACGCTCTATTCGCCGTACTGGTTTAATGGATGGTATTAATAGCAGTAGCTTGTACGGTGCAGAGACTGGTAAGTATGGTTTGTTTAATGGTCTACGCCGCAAGGTGGGTGCTGTGTCTGCATCACCATTTAATGCTGGTGAAGGGTATTCACGACTAGTTAGCTTTGACATTGCACGTAGGGAATTTATGGGTGCTAACCCCGGTGCTGCATGGTGGACTGATGACAGTCTTAGTACCATTCTAAAGCGTCAGGATGACTTAACTCAGAACATGACTAAGGCTAACGTAGCTACTTGGCAAACTGGTTGGAAATCTATTCCAGCACAGTTTATTCAGTATCAAGTTAAGCTGATGATGAATGTAGTTCAGAGTTTGTTAGGTAACACTAGGGCGTTCTCACAGAAAGAAGCGTTGCAGTTACTAGTAACACACGCTGTTGTTATGGGTACTGCTGGTAACTTCTTATGGCCTTTCCGTGACTTAATCACAGAAGTTGTGCCAGAAGATATGTCTGAGACAGGTAGACTAACAGTGCAACAGGGTGTTGTGGCAGGTATGATTGCTGCCATTACTGATGGTGAAGCCAAACTAGCCATTGGTAGCCGGTTCAATACTTTTAAATATTACGAAGATATTGTTAAAGGTATGTTAGACCCAGAGAAGAGTTTCATGGAAGTAGCTGCTGGCCCTTCTGGTTTTGCTGCATTACGTATACTAGGTAGCTTTGGTGAAGCATTCAGCATTATTAGTAAGGCTCCAATGACTATGGATACTTTACAAATTGCAATGGGTGAGATTGGTAAAGGAAGTTTCTCTTTCTTTAATAACATTCAAAAAGCTCGTATTGCAATGGGTAATTATAACCAAGTACAGAGTGGTGCTGGTGGTGCTATGTATCGTGTAACAGATACAGAAGCATGGATGGTTGGGTTTGGTATTCCTCCTGCTGCTCAGGAAGACTTATCTGTGTTGTTCTCTAGCCGTAAGGCAGCAGCAGCAGAGATTAAAGAGGCTTCTAAGGCTGTTGGTAAGCACGCTATGCTAGCCCTCACTGCACTGCGTAACAACGACACTGAGGGGCACAAGACTCATGCAGCAGTTGTACAAGCTATTCTAAATAGTTATACAGGTGAAGATTTACGTACGTTGTACAAGGCAGCATACAAAGTAGAAGCATTTACTCAATACGAGAAAATGTTAACTGACCAAGCAGTTAAAGATTGGGCAGTAAAAGATATTGTGGTAGACACTGGAGTAAATAATTAATATGGCAACCTATCAAGCAAACATTACTAAGAACCTAGAACCTGCTACAGCTAGTGTTAACCCACTAATTAGGGCAGCAGAGGCAAGTGCGGCAGCATCTCGACAAGTTGCAGAGGGCAATACCGCCATTGCAAAGACACTAACTGGTGTGGGTGAGACTCTATTCAAAGGATATCAAGACTACCAAGTAGCATCTGCTGAACAAGAGGCTATTGGTCTTGCTGGTGAGTTTTTACAAAGTGGTCAAGCAGCATCTGTAGCTGGTAGACAAGTTGCACAAGTAGAAGCGCAACAGAATAGGTTTCAAACTCTATCTACTGGCCCACAAATGCCAGAGGGTGAAATGCAACGTGATGCACAAATGGCTGCATTTACTAATGAAGTAGATCGGTTGAAGAAAGCCTCAATGGGTGGTATGTCTAATGCTGAGTATGTATCTCGCATTGATGCACTTACTAAGAAAGCTATTGCACAAACTCCCGGAATGTCAGATAAGATTCGTGAACGTGTAGGTGCTGTAACTGGTCTATCTGGTGCTGATCGTTGGGCACAGATGAACTACGTTAAAGATCGCTTTAAAGATCAAGAGAAAACAAAGCAAGCTACTCCTGAAGAGATGGCTATTAAAGATATTGCTTTAGTAGCACCGTTAGGTTTTGGTACTAATGAAGAATTATTAAATTTTTATAGAAACAACCGTTTAGAATATGACAAACGTATGAACAACGCCAAAGAGGTGATGTTGATACAAACACAAACAAACACTGTTAAAAACAATCTTAATAGATTAGAAAATCAAGATGACATACAAGCAAATACACAGCGGTCTGCTTTTATGGGTGTCTTTAGTGGTGGTTTAAGTATATCTGTTCTTAAATCAACTGCTACTGATAAAGAAAACATCTTTGGTACAACTCTTGATTTAATGGCTAAGGGTGCAAACGTATCTGTTGACATTGTACCTTTTAAAGTACAGATTGATGTTCACGCTGCTCAAATGCGTACAAACATTGACGGTGCTAAACGAGAAACGTACGCTTTCATTGATAAATATTTAGTTAGTAATCCTAATGTGTCCGATAGTAAACGTAAAGAACTGTATGCTGACGTAGATAGGGCAGCTAACACTATGATGGCTAAGTATGCGGATGACAAGGGTGTTGGCCTAGTTGCTATGGCTAACATTATGAAGACCTATCGTGATAAGGGCATTGCTGAGAAGACACAACTAGTTGACTTGGCAATTAAACAACAGAGTGCTATGCAGAATAATCCCATGGTTATGGCATACTGGGCTGGTGGTGAGGCACGAGAGAACCTTAAGCGTACCAATCGTAGCTTCTTTGAGTTTATGACTGGTCAAGAACAAGAGCTTACTAGTAGCATTACTGGTGTTCGTAACGACATTCAAGGTGCTACTAACCTAGCTAACGTACAACGTGTGATGGTGCAAGCTGGTACATCCCCCACTGCTGTGGCTCCTGACCCCATTGCTGAACCTAATGTAACTCGTGCTGCACATCAAGCATTGGCTGCTAGTGCAGTTGAAATTCTTAAGAAGAGTGAACTAACTCCTATTCAAGTTAGCACAGTGTCGGCTGCTTTGGCTACGTCTGCTGAGTATGGTGCTAACAGTTTACTACTTGCTAAAAACTATAAGACACTAGGTATTAGTATTGAGAAACTAACAGATCAAGACCAAGGTGTTATTAAAGCTAACGTAAGTAATAGTGTTCAGAAATCTATTATTAGTATCAATGACATTAAAACTGTACTTGAAGCTAAGTATAAAACTACACTGACACTAGGTGTTAATGATGCTGGTGAGATTAGTGTTATTCCACCAAAGGCTCCAGTTGTACCATCTCAACGTAAGGCAATGACTCGCGCTGAAATGATGGCTGCGGCTGCACCTGTTATCAATGCTGCTAATTCATCTGCTGCACAAGAGTTTATGAAGCAAGCTAAACCAATGCTTAACAACATTGTATATAGCAGGGCTATGTTAACTAAAGAAACTCCACAAGTAATTGGTGCAGACTTTGCTACACTAATTAATACTAATCAAACATATACAGGGTTTTACTCAGCAGAGGCTAAGAGTGTTGCACCAACACCTATAGCAGCACCAGCAGCTACAACTAAAGGTGGTGCGCTAAAGGTAGGAGATGTTGTTAATGGGTATCGTTATAATGGTGGTGATACTAACGTTGAATCTAGCTGGACTAAACAATAATATGAAACCTTGGGAAATGGTGTGGAATGTTATGTCGGGTAAAGGGGAGACACCACCTTTAGCACAAACCCCGTCTAATCCAGCAGACAATGATTACTACGCTAGACTAGCTAAGGCTGAGAGTGGTGGTAATGTAGAGGCTAAAGCCACTACTAGTAGCGCAGTGGGGCCGTTTCAATTCGTTGAAAAGACTTGGCTAGAACAAACTAAAGCTATGGGTAAGGACTATGCTTTAGACGCTCGTACAGACTACGCTAAAGCTAAAGAAGTGGTACAACACTTTACTGAGAAGAATAGGGAGTATCTACAGAATAAACTTGGCAGAGAAGTGGGTGATACAGACTTGTATGCTGCTCACTTCTTGGGTAATCAGGGAGCAAGTAAATTGCTAACTGCTAAACCATTTATGACCGTTGATAAGGTCGTAGATAAGAGGGCACTAACTGCCAACAAGAATGTGTTCTATGATAAGGTTACAAAGAAACCTAGAACAGTTGCTGAAGTATATAAGATATTACAAACAAAGATAGGGGAATGAAAGAAGGGGCACTAGGCCCCTTTTTCTTTATGTCTTACTAATATCGTAGCCAAAACTACGCATTAGATACAACGGTGGGTGTTCCCCAGAACTCAAACGCATCTTTTGTCGAAACAACTGGCGCAAGGCGCTCCGTGCCTGATTGTAATCTTTGAACAACATCGTCAAAGACTTTGGTAGACTGCCCTTGCGATTCACTAGTTTGTACATATTTCATTTCTCTTTCTATTTTAGCAATTAAATAATCAATGTTGTGCTTGCATTTGTACAAGTCTTCTAATGGCTTACCCTTACTCTTGTAGCGCAATAAGTATTTCAATGCGCTAGCTTCCCAACCATTCATGTCATAGGCTTCCCACACTTCCCAAGGCTGAATAGCCTTATCTTTGTAGTGGTTACCGCCATACTGTGCTGCCATTACACTGTCGTAACTGTCCATCACTCAGCTTTCTTAAACAGTGCTGGCATACGTTTCTCTTTCTCAGCTAGGTCTAGAGCATCTGTTAGCAACTTAATGAATCCAGTTTGAATGATAAGGGTCATTACACTAGGGTCAATGTTGTCTAGTTGAACATCTGCACTACCATCGTCATGTTCTTTAAGTACGGTTAGTTTCATTTCTGTTTCTCCACAAAGCTGTTACAAAGTTGATGTAGTTTACCATCTTCTGTTTTAAATTTCAACACTACCTCAATGGTGTTATCCGTTTCGTAAACACTTATCTTCAAATACCTACGTAATGCTGCCATCATATGATAGCTGTCATCGTTTATCATCTACTTCCTTCCTGATTGTACGTTTAGCTAGATACACAAGTTTCTTAGCATACCCCTCTTTACATCTTAGTGCAACCCCTATGTCGTAATAACGCATACTCTCATACTCTCGTAAGTATAAGGCTCTTTGTTGCTTACGAGGTAGTGTACCCCAAACCTTAAGAACCATATCCATCGTTTGCTTAGTCTCCAATAAAGTCTCAGGACTTATTGTAGTGTGCAACTCTATTTCGGTTTTAAGGCTACGTAGAGGGGTCTTAGAGGCTTTATTTATTGCAATGGTACATAACCATGTGTAGAACAAACTATCGCCTCTGAAGCTCTTTAAATGCCTGTATGCTGCTAGGAATGTCTCTTGTGTAAGCTCTTCTGCTAATGCACTGTCGTTAACCCTCCTCCGCAATAAGCGGAAGATACGTTGCCAGTATCGAGCCGTAAGAAGGGAGTAAGCACCCTCACTCCCCTCTAGTGCTTCTGTTATTAGTATCGCATCAGATTTCACAGACACCGGCAACACATGCTAACATTTGAGCACCCTCTACGTTGTCATCTTTCTCAATGAACGATTCCCAATCAATAGTCTTAGGCATCTTATCTTTCATATTCTCGTACTCAAGATGAGAGATTTCCTCGTAAGGTGCTTGTCGGTATGACCCACCATCCCAAGGGAGGAAACTAATGCCACTAATCTCATCAAAGTGTTCCCACACCCAAGCGCCTACAGAGGGCCAATCTTCTTCTTTAACGTACACTGTTACTGACGGCTTATGCTCACACCAGTGTCGTTGATAGATTAGCCACAATTTCAAGTGTGTGAAGCTATCAAGTTCATCTCGTGTAATACAACCAGCAGGTGCTTTAGTAGGGAAGCTAAAGATAGTTGTATCTAATGGCTTCATTACACACGGCTCACTAGGTACTCCTTGATCTTGTAGAAACGCTGTAAGAGGGTCTTTAGTATCGTTACGCACCCTGCGAATATAAAACTGACTATGCCGAGCATGAATACCAGAGGCACTATCAACAAGCTGAGAAACAGTACCAGAAGGTTTAACACAAGTGATTGCTGTTGACTGTTGTATCCCCAACGCATCTGCAAACTCCTTATTAGTAACAACTGCAATGTTCTTTAATCGCTCCAATCTACTAGGTAAGTCGTTGTCGTTGGTATTGTTGAGTAGGGGACAGTCGAGAATTCCGGTGATGGAGACTCCCAATAGACGCTCTTCTTCGGTGTTCTTTTGCCAGATTTTTCGTAGGTAAGGGAAATCTGTGAGGCAAGATTGGTAAGTTCCGAGGATAGAGGCAAGTCGCACCTTCCTTTCCAAACTATTTTCATCCTCTGTGTCTCTGGCGACAACTTCCGTAAGGTTACAAAACTGATTCGGCCTGAGTATGATTTCAGAACAGGGGTTAGTACCAAACTCATAATTGCTGTCTCTCCGTCCAATCTTTGCAACTGTAGATTTAGCCGCTTGTCTTGAAAAGATTCCGCGCTCTCCACTGAAAGATTGGTACAAAGCCAGCCACTCTGACATAAACTCCCCAACTGTGGGGCGTTCATTATATGCTGCACTATTGTTTGCAAGTGCGCGTTGTCCTTCACGTTCCCACCAGTTACCAGCTTTAGCATGTCGCATCCTATCGTCAGACAAATCACTTAAACTAATCATAGCACTGCGGCGTACACCACCAACAACTACTACATCCCCAATCTTACACATAATGTCATGGCACTCTAAACTATTTAGTTTACGTCCAGCCGCACCTTTAAACTTATTAGTAACAAACTCAAACAAGTCTTGCAACGGCTTAGGGCCACTAGCACGTCCACCAAATGTTTTAAGTCGTGCACCAGCAGGTCGTACCTTAGACACATCCCATTTAGGAATCTCACCAGAATAGAGTAGAGCAATTACTTGTCGTAACGCTTTAGCCCAACCTGCTTTACTATCAGACACAGAGATAGTAGTGTCGCTATTAAACATCTTAGCAGGTACATCTGGCAGTTTGTTAACATATTTACTTTCAACACTAAAGCCTACACCAGTACCGCACAAAAGAATGTACATGGCTTCGTCAAAGGATTTAACATCATCTACAGCTAGGTAGCTACAATTGTAGCCAGCAGTGTTATCACGCTCTAGCGCCTCACCAGCAGTCATTACAGCCCTCATAGAAGGCATAACTTCTAGTGTTAGGATTGCTTGGTGCAGTTCTGAATAGAGTTCACTAGGGATGGCGTAGCCCTGCTTCTTAATGAGTTGTGTGTTCATAAAACTCATGTAGCGGTCAACACTCTCAGGCCAGTGTTCACGGCGTTTCTTATCGTCAATGAAACGGCAGTAACGGCTCTTAGCAATAAATGTTTGGTAACTATCCATATTATTCAATATCCTCTAAATCATCTTCGTTAAAAAATACAATCTCCATAATGCCTAGGTATAAGCACAAGTGGATTCCTTGTTGGGGAGCAACTTCTAAACCTACAACAAAGCCAGCCATTAAGCGACCTGTAATTGACATTTCAGTCCTTTCTTATCTAATTGAATCATGTTACTAATAATGAGTTTAGTATCATCACCTAGCAAATCGTAAAACAATGGGCCATACTTATGTGAGTTTACTACGTACTCGAATTCTCTTAGCGTGTGGTGGAGCCACGCTTCCTCTTCGTTTTGATGCACTCTTTTCTTCCTTAGTCTTAATTTGATGACAGTCCTTACATAACACCTGTAAGTTTTTACTGTCGCAAAACATCCTATCTATGTAAACATCCCAAGATATAAATCCTACTACGGGGTCTACTACTGGTTCTATGTGATCTACTTGTACATCTTTAGCTACATGCTCTTTAACGCACACAGCACAAGTGTAGTGCATAGCAAGTTTACCAGATTTCTTGTTAATCTTCCTACCTGTCTCTGCTGCCTTTAAACACTTCCACTTAGGGGGCCACCTACGCACACCACCTCTAAGAGTACTAGTAATGAAACTACGATAGCGTCCGTCTGTCCAGTCACCATCATTTCTCATCAATAACCCAAGGGACTACTTTAGTCCAAGCTGCAAAGTGATGAAGGTTACCCAAACTATCATAACACTTACTGTACATTCCGTCAACGCCCATATACTTAAACACATCGTTCGGTGAAAAGACAAGGCTATCTGGTGGCACTTGTGCATCTTCCGTAGGAGATAGTTTGAAATGAGAACGTAAAGGTAGGTCATACAGTGCTTTCATATCATTAACATCAATTTCACTAATCATTTTAATGCCTCCATATATAAACCAACATTACCTATTGCATACCCAATGAATGCAATCCCTAATCCTGCCTTACCTGTTACTAGTAAGTTAACTGCAACAATTAAGTATACCACACCAATAATGGCAATGAGCCAACTAGCCATAGTTCTTCTCCTTAAGTAACCTCTCTAGCTCTGCTGCAAACTCACGCCAACCATGATATTTATATAGAGCATTATTTACATCGTCTTCTGTCAGCCCTACCCAAACGGTTGGCTGGGGGCGGGTGTGCCAGTTTTGTACTTGCGCGTTGTCAAGACTTAGGCTGCGCATCTTTGCAAACTCCGTAATGGCTTCTACGGCGGGGCTTGCCTCATCGGCGCTTGACAACACCAGCCGGTCTGTGCGCGACGTTAGCCAGCCCATGAAATCAAATAACACCCCAGCAATTACCGAATGCGCCACAGGCTCATCCTCGGGCTGCTCCAGCCGTGATTTCAAGGCGGCGATGGCTGCGTTGCGTAGGTCGATGTTGGGCAGTGTCAAGGCTATCGACTTCTCCAGCGCCCCCAGCGCCTGCTGCATCAGTTCTTTATCAGTCATGTCGGCTCCTTCGGTGTTGGTGCAGCGGGAAGGTTGTCTTTGTTGACCACGCACACAGCAGACCAGCCACGCGAAAGGCGTTCGGGCGTCATGAATTCCAACGCTTCAGCAAACGACAACCCCGATGCCACCTCTGCGCCCGTGTTGAATACGCTCCAGTTGGGCGCGTCTGGTGGTCGCTGCCATTGGTCTCCGTCCCAAATCCAGCCGTCTTCAGTAAGCGCCTCAACCGCGTCGGCTTCCATGTAGTCGCGTTCCGTTGCATTGGCTGGTTGCGGGCTAGCGTAAAGGGGAATGCGCTCAACATCATTGTGGGGCTGACCTCTGCCGTCCGACCCGTAAGCAGTCCACGGCTGGCCCTGCTGCAAAGCCTCAAGCCCTTCTGGGTAGACCCAAGCTGTAGGCTGCTGCTTGTCTTGCGGTAGATCAACCCAACCCTCGACAGCATTCCAGTAGCCAAGCGGCTCTTGCTTTGCTGCCTGCTCAAGTTCTTCAATGCGTTTCGCCATGCGCTGTTGTTCTTCAACCATCACAGCCATTGCGTCCCAATCAGGGCTGAACTCTTGCTCTGGCTGCTCAATGGCTTGGCGCAGGGCGGTAATGGCTGGCCCAATCACTTCTGGTCGGCGATTTCCAGTGTTGGCGTATTCCAGCGCATCAAGCGCCAGCTTCATTGCTTCTTTGTCAGTCATGGTTCGTCTCCTGCTGCGGGATAGTGGTTGTGATAAAACGTACAGCAGTCTCGCCGTCTTGCACCAGCACAGTCACTGTCGCAGCTTGTAAGTCCATACCGTAAACCAAGCGCAAGGTATCCCATATTTTGTGGGCCACTTCATTGTTCATGTGTTCTTCTCCTTTAATTTGGCTTCGATGGCGCAGGCAATGCTGCGGTATAGGGTCTTGTTAGATTCGTGGTACGTGGCGATAGCAGGGAAAACCTTTTCCATATCATCATCCGTCAGCCCAACCCAAGGCTTCTGTGGTTGTGGTGATGTGTAGAGGG